AGACGCTATGTTCCAAGCCATGTTGAACGGAGACAACGAAGATGTTGCAGCACTATGCGAAGCGCGGCTCAAAGTTAAATCGACCACGGAGAGGACTCGCGCACAGCGTTTCCTTGACATCGCCGGACGGGGCACGCTACCTGTACCGCTCTCGTACTATGGTGCTGCGACGGGACGGTGGACAGCCTCGAAAGGTTCGGCCATCAACATGCAAAACCTCAAGCGTGGTTCGTTTCTCCGCAAAGCTATCATGGCTCCAAAGGGTTATCAACTCGTCGTGGGCGATCTGTCTCAGATTGAACCACGCGTCCTTGCGTGGCTGGCGGACTATGACGAACTCCTACGCATCTTCGTCGCAGGTGGTGACCCCTACGCACAGTTCGGCGCTCAGATGTTCAACATCCCGGGCCTCACAAAAGAGTCGCACCCCGACCTTCGGCAGTCGGCTAAGTCCGCTCTACTCGGCGCTGGCTACGGTTTGGGATGGGCATCATTTGCATCCCAGCTATTGGTCGGCTTCTTGGGTGCGCCTCCTGTACGGTACGAGCGCAAGTTCGCGAAAGCCTTGGGCGTCACTGCGGAAGATGTTGAGAAGTTCTTGGACAACGAGGACTACGTTAAGAAGATGATGGAGATACCGCACATCTGCACCAAGCAGGAGTTGCTCATCCACTGCCTCGCGGCCAAGGCCATCATCGAGAAGTACCGTAAGACTGCTCAGCCTGTGGTGGACTTCTGGAACCTGTGCGGCCAGCTTATCGAGACCAGCCTGTACGGGGGTAAGGAATACACCTACAAGTGCCTGACATTTAAGAAGGGTGAGATCGTGCTGCCCTCTGGCATGAGCCTGCTGTATCCTGACTTGAAGCGGGATAAGGATGAAAAAGGTAGGGTGCAGTGGACATACGGTGCGGATTCGACTAAACTGTACGCAGGAAAAATTACCAACAACGTCACGCAGGGCGTAGCGAGATGCGTGATGACAGATGGTATGTTGAGAACCGCGAAGAAGTACTTCGTGGCGGGAACAGTGCATGATGAACAGATCGTGGTTGTGCCCGATGCAGAGGTGGATGACGCTAAGACTTGGGTCTTGGCGCAGATGACTATGGAGCCAAAGTATTTGCCGGGCATACCGCTCGACGCTGACGGTGGCGCACATAGACGATACGGGTTAGCAAAGAACTAAGGAGAAGACGATGGCTAAATTACCTTACACATACACGATATGCCCCGACCAAGAGGCCCCAAAAACTTTCACAGCAAGTTGCCGTGAGATGGGGGAGTTGTTGCGGGACAGCCCTGATGGTGACCTGACCATTAACCAGAAACGACTGGCCATGTGGGATTCGTGGACGGGGAGCGGGGCCGGTATTCCGGTAGAAGATGTGTTGAGAGCAATGTGCACACAGCAGAAGGAGAAGCGATGAGCAAAATAATTCCAGCCAAAGACGTAGCGGCAAGCATCATGAAAATCATGGACGAGGTTGCTGCCGAATACCCAGAAGAAGAACGTGAGGAGTTGAAAGCAGTGATGCTAGGTCAACTGGGCATGGCGCTATTTAACGGACCAAAGGAGAAAGCAAATGAAACTACCACGTAAAGTACGAGTGGGCAACAAGCACTACTCGGTTGAGATCGTTGAGGCTATGGCCCAGCGCGGGCGCATGGGGGATGTGAACCATGACCGCAAGCGCATCACCATCGGCCAGCGCAGCAACGTCACAGGTCGCAAGTTCAAGATCACGGACGTAGAAGATACGTTCTGGCACGAGCTGACGCACGCCATCCTTGCCGACATGGGGATGCACGACCTGAACAACGACGAGAAGTTTGTCACTGGCTTTGCCAACCGACTGACCAAAGCAATCCAGACTGCGAGGTTTTAATGGCCAAGGTAACGTGGAGCCACAGCTCCTTGAAAGACTTTGAAGGTTGCGCTCGTCGCTACCATCAGGTAAAGATTCTGAAGATGTATCCGTTCGTGGAGACCGAGGCTACGCGCTACGGCAACGAGCTACACAAAGCAGCCGAACTCTACGTAGCTGACGGCACACCCCTGCCCAAGCAATTTGAATACATCCAAGAGACGCTTGATGCGCTCATCAAGAAGCCCGGTCGTAAGCTGGCCGAGTACAAGATGACGTTGCGTGAAGACCTCACGCCTACTGAATGGTTCGCCAAAGACGCATGGGTAAGGGGCGTTGCCGACTTGCTCATCATTGATGACGACAACCTGACAGCATGGGTGGTGGACTACAAGACGGGCAACAACAAGTACCCTGACCGTGATCAGTTGCGCCTCATGTCCATCATGGTGTTCAAACACTTCCCGCACATCCGCAAGGTCAACTCCGCGTTGCTCTTTGTGGTCAAGAATGATATGGTTAAGCACAGCATGAACGTTGACGAAATGGATGCCGAATGGTGGAAGTATCGTGAGCGCGTCAGCCGTATCGCATCCTGCATCGACAACGATGTATGGAACCCAACCCGTACCCCGCTCTGCGGCTGGTGCCCATGCACTGGCTGTGAGTTTCACAAAAAGCATTGAGGTAACTATGACTCAGACCAACGGCAAGCGTGACTACAAACACGCCTACAAACTCCAGAAGAAAACTGGCGAAACAGAAGACCAGATCGAGCGCCAGAAAGCACGACGCTTGTACGACAAGAAAAAAATAGACCGATCAGGTAAAGATATTGACCACAAAGTTCCGCTGCGTAAAGGCGGCAAGACTACACCGGGCAACCTGCGATTGAGAGATAAGAGCGCTAACCAAGGCGACAACAAATAACAAGTGAGAAGCAATGGAAATAATCGAAGATAAGGCACTACTACTTCGCACAAGAAACCCAGAAAAATACAGCGTCATCCCCCGCAGCAAAGTCGTCGAGCAATACGCCGATGGTTCTGCGGAAGTTGCTGTCTTCTGGGGACTTGACGAAGCCCGTGTACTCAAAAACTTAGGCGTGAAGGATGTCCCTTCACCAATCACACGACGCTACAACTGGCCGGGCCGTCACAAGCCAATGGCACACCAAGTTCAGACAGCATCTTTCCTAACGCTCAATCGCAAAGCATTCGTGTTCAGCGAGCCCGGCACTGGTAAGACACTCTCTGCACTGTGGGCGGCTGACTATCTGATGACGCGTGGTGAGGTGCGACGTGTTCTCATCCTGTGCCCCTTGTCGATCATGCAGTCGGCGTGGATGCAGGACTTGAACGCATCCATCATCCATCGCAGCGCGGTCATCGCCCACCACCCACAAGCATCGCGTCGCATTGAGATGGTTCAAAAGAACTATGAGTTTGTCATCACCAACTACGAAGGCTTGAACCTGATAGCCGACGAGGTGAAGGCCAACGGCAAGTTCGATCTGATCATCGTTGACGAAGCGAACGCATACAAGACCATCACCACACGCCGCTGGAAGTCGTTGAACTCCATCATCAAACCTGAGACCTTGTTGTGGATGATGACTGGTACGCCTGCATCGCAGTCACCTGCTGATGCGTTTGGTCTGGCCAAGCTCGTCAACCCCAACAACGTGCCCAAGTTTTTCACAGCATGGCGCGACAAGGTGATGAACAAGATCACGATGTTCAAGTGGGCACCGAAGTCCAACGCACCTGATCTCGTACATGAAGCGTTGCAACCAGCGATTCGTTTCACCAAGGCCGAGTGCTTGGACTTGCCACCAGTGATTACGATGACACGCGAAGTGCCGATGACCCCGCAGCAAAAGAAGTACTACGACTTGCTCAAAGAACGTATGCTCATCCAAGCCGCAGGCGAGACGATCACCGCAGTCAACGCTGCCGCTGGTGTATCCAAGTTGTTGCAGATCAGTTGCGGCGCTGCCTACACCGAGAGCGGTGAGGTGGTTGAGTTTGATGCCGCGCCTCGCTTGTCGGTACTGGAGGAAATCTTGGACGAGACCTCACGCAAGGTCATCATCTTCGCGTTGTTCACCAGCAGCATCGACAACATCCACAACTACCTGTTGAAGAAAGGTATCAGCGCCGAGATGATCCGTGGTGACGTGCCTGCATCCAAGCGTGGGGACATCATCCGCAGGTTCCAGAACGAGCCTGACCCTCGCGTGCTGGTGATGCAGCCCCAAGCATCTGCTCACGGTATTACCCTGACAGCCGCTGACACCGTGGTGTTCTATGGCCCGTTGATGTCTGTTGAGCAGTATGTGCAGTGTTGTGCGCGTGCTGACCGCAAGGGGCAGACCTCAGACAAGGTGACCGTCATCCACATTCAGGGGTCGCCAATTGAGAAGAAGATGTTTAAAGCATTAGAAATGAAAGTTAGTGACCACTCACTGTTAACCCAAATGTTTGATACAGAAATTAAATCTTGAAAGGAGCAAAACAAATTTAAAAATGTGTGTACACTGTCCAACCTTAGACAAACAATAAACCACTTCATAGGAGAAGCAAATGGAAAAAGAAGACGTAGTGCCGCTGGATAAGCTGGCCAAAATCTACCGTAAGATGCGTGACCGCGTATCTGAACTGACCCGTGAGTACGACACCGAAGTCGAGACTATCAAGGCTCAGCAAGCAGAGATCGCAGCCGCGATGAAGGAACAGATGCAGGCGCTTGGCGTGACATCTGTTCGCACTGACCAAGGCACCGTGGTGCTGTCTGTCAAGACGCGCTACTCCACATCCGATTGGGACAGCTTCAAGTCTTTCGTCATGGAACATGACGCGCTGGACTTGTTTGAGAAGCGCATCGCGCAGACCAACATGAAGCAGTTCCTTGAAGAAAACCCCGGGGTCGTACCGCCCGGCCTCAACTCCAATGCGGAGTATGACATTTCGGTACGCAAACCTTCAGCTAAGTAAGCAATGACAAAGAAACCACAAACCACAGACGTGTCAGAGATTGACGACACGCTCGTCGCCGGACCAG